GTACCCGAGCTTGACCATCACGGTAAGCGTCTTGACGTTGCTTGCCATCACCCAACTGTTTCAACTGGATCATTGCACGGTCATACATGCTCTGATACAGCGCAATCATGTCGGCCTCACCCTTCATGTAACGAATCGCCTCAATCAACGTACCGTTGAGGAGTGCGGAGTCGAAATTGTCCCCCAGCCAAGTTGTTTGGGCAGTAACGATGGACTCGGGGTAATAGTAGTAATGAAGCTCAGTGCCGTACTGCACATCTGGCGTTGGGCCAAGGATGAACGTGAGTTCGTTGGGCAGTGCAGAGTTGGGGCCAAAGATGGCGTAATGCGCGGGTTGCCCCGTGTCAGTAGCCTTGGGGTACGCCTCACGAATGAAGTTCACGTCCTTGGTGAGCAAGTAGGTGTACTCGTTGGCGTTTGGGCCTGTCAATGGGTAGATTGCAATAGAGTACACCGACAAAAAGTCTGCGGGTGCAGACAAGTACTTGTTGTTGGCAGTCGTCAACCCGGTCACGTTCTTGCGCAAGTTTGCAATCTGAACAGTGTTGTAAATCTTCTGCTCTGCTTGCTTGATGAACATGTCCATGTCAACTGTGGGAAACGTGTTCTCACAGATGTCTGCCACAAACGTAACGAGTTCGGTATACGTCATATCAACCTCACGCCATCGGGCCTCGGGCCATCAAACCTTTGGTAGCCGCGCCTGTACCGCGAATCTTGATACCGCTGGTCTTGGCTGGCTTCTCACCAGCAGACTTGCTGATGCCACCAACACCCATGTCCACAGTGTCGAGCTTGCTGTGGTTGGGGCCAGAGCCGGGATTGGACGAGGCTTTTACAACCTTGCCAGTCATCGTGTGCGGCGTGGCATAGACCTTGGCATCGCCAACTTCTTTACCCATCATTTTCTTGCTGAACTTAGCCATATTAGCCTCCAGACTGGTTTTTGGCGCGAGAGAGGTTGCGACCAAATTTACGACGATCCATAGAAGTAGGGCCACCAGCCTTCATCTTCTTTGCACCGTGCATTTTCTTTTCGTGTGCCTTCACTTCAGTGTCGGCAATTTTTTTGACTGTCTTCTTGTCCATATCTGGCTCCTTATGTCGTGACAATAGTTACTGTACCAACTTGTGACACTGATACCAAGTAGTTTGGTGTCAGTCCATCATCATTTAACCGCGAACCGCCAACAGGATTCCAGCCCCATTGAAACACACGGCTACCTTCGCCCGGTACCCCATCACCATCTTGGTCAGTGGTGGAGTCAGGTGACAACTGCAATCCGGTGTACCCCGACTGCGTATAACTCAGATCGGGACGGGGTTCCCGCAACGCTTGCGGATCGTCCACTGGGTACATACCCAACTGCAACTGCGGTTGATCAGGTTCCCAACATTCTGGGCACACCTTGATTGCAACCTGCTTGGTCTTGACAATCAGCTTGATCAGGTCTTTGAGCTTAAAACGAAAGCCACAGCGATCACACTCGGCAATCGCTTTCTTACCTGATGCAAAACTATTCGACATGATCAGCCACCAATAAAGTATTGGCGAGGCACAAAACGATCCGGTGCCTTCTCGCGGTCTTCTCCAGCGGCAAGAGCAAATTGTTGCTCGTAAACCCCTTGGAGCATTTCAAGGCGAGGGCCACCTTCAGGAATCTTCATTGCCACGTAGTACGCCAACCCTGCCACCAAGCAGGGGAGGAAGCGGAAATTCATATCGGGAGTCTGCACACCCGAACCAGCGTTCTGTACTCGGCGCATGCGGTAGTAGGAGAACTGATAGTACGGGGTTGACACGGTGCCTTGATCGGGCACAGGCCAGACAGTCACAGCGGGAAGCTGTGCCCAATAAACCGAAGCGGCGGCAGTATGCGCGGCGGCGGTCGAGTTGTTCTGCGCACGGAAGCAGTTGTACAACGTGTTGCCCGTGATGTACGAGTAGTTGATGTACTCGCTGTCAATCTTGATGAAACCAAACGCAGGAAGACCTGTGGCATCAGTCAACACAATGGTTGTGTCTGTTGCGGTGATCGTTGTTGCCAACGTAGTGGTTATGGCCTCTTGCCCAGACAGACGTTGCACCATGACCTGAATCGGTCTGGCTTGAGTTAACTTGTTTGGGATTGTGGCGTAGGTGGACACACTGATACGTGATATGGTGAGATCGGCCTGATTCGACACGCTGTTGGCTTGTGTACGAATCTGATGCTCAATCAGATCAATGGTGTCCACCGGAATGGGGTACGAGAACTGACCCTGCACGAGATTCAATGTGCCCGGTTCAATCGTCCACATGTTGAGGCCACGGTTTGCCCACTCAATCGTGAGCAGGTTCATGGATCGACGCGCTGTGCGCAGGTCGTAGCCCGTGCGCATCTCACGCCCTGCACGTTCGTACGCTTCTTCAGCAATCTCCGTGAAGTTCATGTCGAAGTTGGCTACGCCTGTGGTCGTCATTTATCGAAACCCCGCTGTTTTCTTGGCTATGCTCTTGGGCTGTGCCACGAACTGTTCACCCTTGGCTTTACCAGCACGCTTGGCCTTTGTTGTAGCCGCATATTCCGCTGGGGACAAAGACTTGATGGCCTTTTCAGGCAAATACCGCTCCCCCGTCTTTGACGACGGTTTGCCAGACTTGGTGCGCCACTTCTGGTCGCCCCAGTCTTTCAGGGATTGTTGCGGTGCCTTCATGTCAGTCCTTGTATCCACCACCAGCGGCCTTGTACTTCTTGGCAACAAGTTGTGCCTTACGTGCAGACCATTGACCCGCGCCAGTGCCTTGCGTTGCGGCAGACTTCACCTGAGACACGATTCGCTTGCGCAAACCGGGGTTGGTGTAGTTTCCCGCCGCATTTACAGAGCCGCCTTCCTTGAAGATTTCCACAGGCTCAAGAGCGTCCTTTCGAAGGATTTTCCTGCCCTTGGGCATCTTGTCAGGGTTGACGGCACCCATGCCGCGACTGGCTCTCATATCAGCACGCCTTGCCGCCGTAAGCCATCTTGACCAACGTACCTTTGGTCTTGCCACGTTCAGCACAACCATCAGCACGCTTGGAAGCGGAACCCACAGAACCACCGCTCTTATAGGGAGTAGTGCGTGCGGCTTGATAAGCGGCATCAATCTTGGGTTGCATTGCTTGGTCTTGAGCATCCTGCATCATCGCGGCACGTTTGGCGCGAGTCTCAGGAGTCACCACATCATCCAGAGTCATACCGGGGCGGCGGGGCTTGTAACCACGCATACCAGCGGCGGTGGATGAAGGGCCAGAGGGGGGCATCATTGGTTTTTTCATGAGGTTCTCCTATCAGCAGGCCATGCCGCCTTTGTTGAGCATCTTGCCTTTGGTCTTGCCACGTTGAGCAATGCCATCAGCACGCTTGGAAGCGGAACCGCCAGAAGCCATCTTCTTAACGCCACCACCTTTTTTCATACCTGCTTCAGCCATCTCATGTTTGATCATGGACTTAGGAGCGCCCTTCTTTTTCATGAAGTTCATCTCTTTGGCTACCATTGCTTTTGATTCTTTCATATCGCCACCTTTAGAAAATTTACGGCCTTTATCGGCCTCGTTAAAGTCCTTTCCCACGGACTGTGGGACTCCTGCTTTCTTAGCGAACGATGGCGAGTTGGCAATCGCAGCCATGAAATTGTGTTGTTTCTTGCTAACCGAGGGCACTTCGTTGCTCCTTCATGAACTCGTCGAGCTTTGCGTCAAAACGGTCAAGACGCTGAATCACTCGATTCATGTCGTTGTGCATGTCCATCTTGGCAACAAATTTCTCAACATTTTCTTCACGGGTTTTGCTCAACAAAATGCCAAGGCGTTTCACTTCATCGTGAGACACCTTCACCCAGAACACCAGCAACGCAGATGCAAAGGAGAGGATTACATTCCAGACCATCAGTTCCATATCAGCACTTCCACCTTGCAAGAGAAGCCGCCTTGCGGGTGGGCTTACCCTTCTCGTCTTTCATCGGCCCCGGCATACCGCTCATGCGTGCGCAGAACGAGTCCTTGCGCTTACCGCCTTGCGGTTGAGGAGCCTTCAGATTACTGCCTGTTGCGGCGTTGTACTTGGCACGGCCTTTGGCAGTCAACCCAGCCCCCTTAGAGACGGGCAGTTTCTCTCCGCGACCGACAGCAAGGGATGGAGTCTTCTTAGCCATTTACAACTTTCAAGCGCGACTGATGGATATTCTCCAGCAACGGCATAACAACTTCCTCGCGGAAGTTACTGGTAAACGCTTCGGTGCCGACATGCGGCAAGCTGATGTCCACATCAATGTAGACCTTGAACCCAAGTTGAGTGGCACGATCACAGAACAGATAGTCTTCACCGACATACTGCCCATTCACGATACCGAAATCAAACAAAGCGTGGAGCTTCGCTCCATCTGCGTTTGAGTATTCCCACTCGGGATGTGCCTCAATCATCTTCTCGATGACGTGGCGTTGAATCAACATGAACCCTGTGCCCACGCGCTTGACGCGCAAGAGAGAACCGACGAACTCAAGGTTCGCGTTCTCGTCCCAGTACAGGTCAGTAAAAAATCTTTTGTCTCGCGCACGGCGCGGATACGCGCCAGCGGAGATGTCTTGTGTGCCACCCTGTGCCATCAAACGAAGGATGTCTTCAGGGGTTGCGATTACATCGGCATCAATGAACAGCAACTCTGTGCAGTCGGTCTTCAAGAACTCGTTCACGAGCGCGTTACGCGCCAACGTAATCAACGAGCAGTTTGAAATATCCGAGAGGGTCACAGCCACACCAAGGCGCATCGCTTCTGGCATCAGTTGAGCCAAGTTGTATGCGGTCTTGATGTTGAGTTTGCCGTCATAGGCAGGGATGCCTATGAACAGCTTGCGACCACTGAGAGTTGCTTGTTTGACTTCAGCCATAGAACACCGTTACTTTGGCATTCGATAAAGCGGCGTAGGCATTGGTCAAGAACAGCACGCCTTCGGCGGGTATGACGACAGTGAATGTTTCACCATTCGCGGTCGTGTTGATCGTCATCACAGTGGTGCCAGAGGAACCACCGTCTTTTAGGATGACGCTACCTGCTGAAGCACCCGGCTCAATGACCATACCCCGCACACGTGTGCGGGTGTCAGTCACAGCGCCTGATGCCGCCAGTGATATGGCTTTTACATCAGTTTGCATACCCATGATGCACTCCTATTAAACCTGTTGAGCAGGTTGGTACATCGTGCCGTCAGAGTTGCGAACCACGTACTCAGCAACAATGGTACCTGCGCCAGCAGTGGAAGCACCTTGAGCAATTGTGTAGGTTACAAACTTGTCGGTTGCGCCAGTGTTGGCCCACAAAGCGGCGGCGGCTTCTGTTGCGGCGGCAACGAACGCATACACACCGGGGCTGGTCACTGTCAGAGCGCCAGTGATGGCAGTGCCACCAAGCGACAAAGTGATGGTAGAAGCGGCGTCAAAAGTGGTGGTCGTAATGAAATTAAAACCAATGATCAACGAGCCAGCAGGAAGCACCACTGCGTTGGATGCGTCAGCATCGTTGAACAAAACAGTTTTGGTCTGGACGACTTGAGTTGCGCCAGTGTTGCGGGT